TGCTGCAATAAGTATGCCATAATATTAGACATTGTAACTTACCTTATAGAAATCAAAAGCATCCTGTAATTCTTTAGATTCTTTAGAACCCATATAATTACTAATGATCTTTAAATAGATTGATGCAAAATTTGGACCATGATGATCCGCTGGACCTTTTTGATAATTAATAACATGTGCCATTTCATGACAGATGTACGGAAGTTTACTGAGAAGATTAGAAGGAATGGCTACATATATTGGAGTAGCATATGCCATTTGTTTAGCTAGTCTTTGTCTGATGCCATGAGGTGTAGTAATATCCTCTGTGTATAAGGTAGGTTCTTTGATCTTATACATGGCAGACATACTATTGATGTAGTCACGAGCATTTTCTTCAGTTATTTCAACAATCCAATCAGGCCAGAAGCTACAACTTTCCTCAGCTGCATACAATTTTTTTCTCTGGAAATCTCTTACATGAGGATTAGGAATATCCTGCTTCACTCCGCTCTCCTATTATATTAGTTAGTAAAAACTATTTCTCTGGTATTATTAATTTATCCAGAGCATCAATGGTAGTCTTAGTAAACTCTCTAAGTTCTTTTACCAAGGCTTTCTTTTCAGCCGCAGTAATCTTCTTATCCTTGAGAGCATCACCAAGAGTTTTTACTACATCTGTTGCTTCTTTGATAATCTTTTTACCTTCAGCGGTCTGTCCCTTATTCAATTGCAAAAAGGTAATAGCCAAACTTATCAATGCTATAGGGTTCATTCTGTACCTCCACACATACAGTTACCGCCACAGGCGCACATTGTAATATCGCAATTTTCACATTTGCAACTACATTCACAATTGTATTCACAACTGCATTCACCAGACTCTCTACATTCACAATCAACTTGTTCTCCAACCACTAATAATGTTGTCATCAATCTCCCCCTATTCATTCTCCATTAATTTCATTCCAAGAGCGATAATTCCTCCAGTGCAGCCAGTTGCAATTTCATTCATCCCATAAAAAAGTCCTACCCCAGATAAAATACCTAGTACTATGATGGCTAAAAATATTTGTGGCCTTAATTTTCCAATCATTACTTCACCTAAAAATTTTTCTATTACTCTTTTTCAACACAGGTTTCAAAGGAAAAGCTACATTCTCAATCCGTTGCCACTCAAGCATGTCTTTTTTCAGTTGTTCTTCTCTTGTATTGAATAAGGCATCTCCTAGTCGTTCAATATATGAGAAGAACTTGATCTTCATTATAGCACCTCGTTTATTTTATTTTAGAGCTTATATCTATATCCTTTCTTTTATCCTCTTTGCTATATACAACTAAGCTAAAAACCCTACGCCTCTCTCTACTGTTCCACGATAATCTGAGGTCTTCTGGAAACAGAATTCACACGGACAGGATTCTTTATAAATATGATTACCTTCCTGCTCCATCCAGTTAAAGAAGTCAGTGGTTTTCTTAATTGAAGACAGCACTGTATTGAAGGTCTTTGTTTCATTCAGTTCTGTTACTGGAGTTTCCCCAGAGTTACCGCCCTCTGCTACACCTCTTTGTGTAAGCGGACCAAGTTGTGGGGTAGTCAAAGCATCTTCATAATATCTTTCACCTAGATTTGATCCAGCTTCATTGACAACCCACGGTGGTTTTCTATGTGCAAAGATAGAAGGATCATATTCTGTAACAGGTGTATAACGTGCATTCTCTGGTTCTAACTCCGCAGGGAATCCATAACGTTCTAGTAGCCTGTGATGTTCTTCTTGTCTACCTTGCGTATTAACCAATGTAGGAAAGGAGTCAGTTTCTTTTGGTTCAAGCTTCTGTACCATTCCCATGTGACTAAAGAATGAATTGGTAAAATCTATATCTCCATCTGATTTAAACATAAGTTGTACTCCTTGAGAATCGCAACCACAGTTACAAGATTCTCCTTTAGAAATTAAACAACTACCATCAATACAAGATGATGTAGCTGAACCTTCTGCTTTCAAAATGTCGAAAGATGCCCCCTGATTAACTCCCTTCTCACATACTGTTACCTCAGCCAATTCAAGTTCATCTACTTGCATTACATTCTGTAAGCCCTTTTGAATAGTCTGAGTTTTCAAGGCACTACCGGCTATAGAATAACTCTTTAGTTTTCCTTCATTTATTTGTTCAGCAACCTTCTGAGAAATCTTTGTATCATTTCTAAGTTCTGTAATAAAGAACAAACCTTTATCATCTACACCAGATTTAAATATTTGCCCACCCTTACTAATGTAAGCTGGTAATGCCCATCCTACTTGAACATCACTATGAAGAACCATAGTATTACGAGTTCTGAAGTTAGCCATATATTTTTGAAAGGCTTTATTTAAAGCTTCAGTAGTTATAAGATGTCCTTCTCTATCTACAAGTTCAATAGATGCTGGACCCCCAACCACTAATGAATCATCATCCCTAATCCCCATTTTTACTAGAGCTTTAGAATATATTCCATTCTCTGGATAAGCTCTGGATAATGTAAGAAGTTCAGCAGGAGAAGATATCCCTGCTTTATACAATCTTTTATATTCATCAAGAGCAGAGTCAATATCACTTAATGTAACACGACCATCAGTTGCCTTCTCCAAAAACAAGACACCTTGATCTTCTGCCCATTTAGACATCTTAGGAATTGACTGTACATCAATCATAGATTAGCAGCACCCCATATTACCCCACTAACTGTGGGTGTTCCACTAGCTGCAAGCACTGATACATATCCTCTGAAATCCAGAGGGAAGTTTGTTTCAAATACAGAAGTAGCAAAATCCGAATGGTTTGGCAATACAGCAATCCCTGTAGTAGAAGTGGCTGTGGTATCAAAAGCTACATATACAATCTCAGCAGCAGTGGTGGATTCATTCCTTATGTAGATACCTCTAATAACTGACATGTCTGGTTTCTTGAGAGACGTACTAGCATTTGCTGTACCTGTCCATTCATAGTTAATTCCAGTAGCCCCATCAAGATAAGTAGAAACAGCATTTGTATCCTCACGTACTTCAAACATAATCTTATCAGCATAGAAGTTAATGTTGTGATCAGTTTGAGTAGTGAGATAAAGACGATAAGCTGCACCAGCGGTACTTGGAGGAACTGTATATTGAGCAGTAACTCTAGTCCAACTGGTAGCCAAGTTACTGGAGCCAGATGTGGCAAGAACTGTTGTTCCAGCAGCATCTCTAATTTCTAGTTTGACGGCACTTGCAGCTGATGCCCCTCTATGTTCTAGTTGAACAGCTAGATGTTGAGGATTTACACTGAAAGGAATTGTGGGGGATTCCCAATACCAACCCTGCCCTGCGCTACCTTCATCTGGGTTTGCTAATAGGGAAGCAGCACCAACAGACTGTTGACCAGTATCTCTTGAGATAGCTGAATCAATAGCAGTAAATCCATCAGCATCACTAAGAGCTGCTTCTACTCTAGGGTTTGTTACCCAGTTTGTAGCAACTTCTCCTACTGCTACACTCTTAATAGTTGATGCTGTAGTAGATGTAGCTTCTCTGAAAGGATCGTATTTTGTATAAGGGTGTACTGATTGTCTAGTAGAGGAATCAACTTCCCACTCTCGTACATCCGTATGTCGTTCATTAGCCATAGATAAAACCTCTATTTATTNATAAAATTTATTAAAGCTGCAAACGAACCCATTACAGCAGATGTATGGAGGATTAGAAGCCCTAAAGCAATCATAATTGTTTTAGCACCATAGACCCTATTTCTCCAATTATTTAATTCTACAATCTCTGCGTTGATCTGTTCTAATCTTTCTACAACAGTATTATTAAGAATGGTCTGACTCTCTATATACCCATCTAATCTTTCCATATAAACAGCTAAATTTATTTCGGTGCTGTTCATTATGAATTATCCCCCAGATATAAATTTATCAAACAAATCTAAATGTTTTTCAGTTACTTTTCCTTGGTCACTTAACCTATTTAGTTCTGCCCGAACAATTTCTAAAGCCTTTTCACCTAGCTCAATATCTTTATTCGCAACATCCTTATCCCAAGTATAGATNTCGTCTTCATCTTTCTGTAAGTTCCAATCCTTGTGTTCCTCTTCAGAAAATGAGAGATTAGTTCTCAAATCATGTACTATTCTGATTGTATCTATATCTCCATTTTCAGGTAATAACATTAATAATAACAATCTATCTCTTATACCTAGTTCCATACTTTACTACCCCATCATAGTAGTAGCCACCCCTATGGGGGTGGCTACCTAATTATCTAATACTTGTTATGCACTGTAACCATAAAGTTTGATTACAAACTTACCGGCTGTATATGCATTATCTGACGTTGACCCACCATTAGTTAGATATAAATACCCATCTGCTGGAGGTACAGTAGTAAATCCTTGGAATGCTGTTGCTGCCCAAGCACCACCATGAGCTAACAAAGCTGTTTCCGTCAAATCAGTTATAAGAGCATCCTCTGTACCAGTGGCTACAGTAGCTGTGTAAACATCAATATCTGTTGACCCACCAGCAGGGGTTTCAACACATAACATATACCCACCTAATATAGTTCCGTTTATAGCAGCGGTAATTTGACCCAAGTGACAGTTAGCCTCACCATCGTCACCAATGATATCGTTAGCAACATTAGAGGATAGACCAGTTATGTCAATTACTATAGTTGTCTCTATAATATTGCCAAGAGTAACAACAGAGTTTTTATAAAGAGTTCCTGTACCTGAAGTGATACCACTTCCTGCTGACATTCTAGCTGTAGTTGACAAGCTGGCTGCTCCAGCAACAGCAAAAGTACCAGAATGCTCAGTAGCTGCGGATGTTATGTTTAGAGAATCTCCATCCCATGCAATTGTAGCATCAGAGCCGGTACCAAAAATAATAGTTTCGTCATCAGCGTAATAGTTCCAATCGTAGCCCATTGCAGATCGAGCTAGAATTCTAGTGTCACCTGTAACATCTGTCATTGCAAATGTATGTTTTGCCATTTCATTCCTCCATGTCAGTGAATGACATACTGTTCACATCATCTTGGACATTACGGCTTGTACGCCACATGGCTTGCTTTATTGATTTCTTTAAAGCTAATGTTGCTGGAGTTTCAGATAGTGAAGCTTCTATAAGATTCATCACTTCTCCGATCATCCTCTTTGTCTGGATGTCCAGACTTTGCAACACACCACTAACATATACACTCTGCATTGCCCACCACTACATAACATTACATTCGACTATTTTATTTATTTGTAGGGGTGCAGAATATCTCCACACCCCTACGATCCTAAGATTAGGAGTTTAGATCAGCGATCTTTGCCTGAACAAATATGTTCTTGCATCGGAGTTCAGCCATCGTGTAAAGCAATCCACGAACCACTAGTGCATTAGCTGCGAAGTAGTCACGGTTCTCAACATATTGCGTAGGTTGAGCTACTGCCATTTCAAGATAGTCTGTGTCCAGTACATAAACGTTACTGCCCAGAACAGCGTCAGCACTGCTGACTGACTTAGGAGTATCCGCATCTGGAAGAATTGGAATACCCTGATAAGTCGCAAGGACTAGACCTGTGCGAGTACCGGGATAAGTTCTCTCTGAACCTACACCTACTTGGTACTCCTCTTGACCAAGATATCGCTGCTGAGAATTCAACAGTCTCTCAAGGTTGAAGTACTGATCATG